TTAACAAAACCACACATTGACTCTGCATATGATTGCGAAACATTTTGAAATGTACCTGTATTAAGTATCATTTTCTTAATTGAATCACCATATGAATTGCCAATATAATTTAAATAAAAATACAAACGACCGAATTTATCAGCTAAGCCAATATCTTCGTTGCAAAAAAAATGTTCTATATCCAATTGAATAGTCCTAAAATCCACAATCGCATCAGCAATAAATTTATAATTCGTCGCCTTTTCCTTAACCGTTGTCAGTCCGTTAAAACTTGACCCAATAGTGGTAGCAGTTTCCCGCACTTTTGCCACTGTCGCAGTGAGCTCTTCTCGGACAGTATTGTAATTTCTAATTACTTTACCGTACCAAGTTTCACTCTCTAACACTATCGGTGGGTATGTTTCACATTCATCATTGGTGACAATCCTAAAATCGCCATTTTCAAAATCCTGTAAAACATCCAATCTTGTTCTTCCTAAACTTCTTCTTGCAATAGCCAGTTCATCTGGGGTTAAAGTGGAACTTGTAAAAGATCCATTTTTAATCCAGACTGCGTTGATCCATGGATGACTTGCGTCACCTGTGATTTCCTTACTCATATACGAAAACAAATTACCTATTCCTAACTCTTCACATGATACGATATGTCTATAATAACATCTCTTCTCATTGCCACTGTCTTTCAATACAACAGGACGTTGCTTCAAAACTTCCTTCGGTACCTCTTCACTAACTTTCTTTGGCGAGTTTTGCATCATCTGCGAAACTGCCTCGTCATTAGTGTTTTCCGGTTCCACGGTCATCATTTGAGCAATGCCCATTTGCACTTCCTGACTTTTGACTGCGTTGAGTCGCTTACGTTCTTCATCCTTAATTCTATTTCTAGTTTCCCTAATTTCCTTACGTAATATCCTAGCCTTATTCTTTTCTTCCATTATTCTTGCTTGTACTCTTCTATTTTGATTTATAACACTTTGCGGTATTACAATTTTCACTTCACTTTTCAAAAAATCAGTCCAAGATGTTTCTTTTTTATCACTATCATTCCATTGACAGTGATTCCAAATATCATCCTCTTCCATTATATCGTCAAATTCAGTGTCCCTAGCTTGCCATTCAATTTTGGGTACTTCTACAATAACCTTGGGTTTAGCCTTAATTACTGTAGGAGGTAGTGGATTGGAGGGGCGTTTAATACCATCTCCTTGCCATTTGCCTTTTGCGTTTGCCTTAATTTGTTGAAACTGTTTTTTTAAATGATCATTATGAATTTTATACCGAGAATTATCGTAATTATCAATAATATTGCTATTATCATAAATACGATCAATATCAGTACTTGCTCCATGTAACCATCGTTTTGATTGCCAGTTGGTTGCTCGGGGTGGAGGGTGATAGAGATTGATTCCGGGTAACGATATACATCTCCCAGAATTTGGCCTCCCACTATCACACCTATTCACTTGTTCCTTATCATATCTATTCAATACGTTCTGTGTTATCAATCGTGTTCGTTCATTGTTATTTTCGTTTTTATTATCACCCATGTGATGTTTATTTTTAAGACTATCCATTGTTGTATTTGTGTTTCCAGTTGTTCCATTAATCCGTTCATTATCAGTTCTAGTTTCGTTTCCATTGCAATGTACTGAGTCCATACTCAAATAACTTTGTTTGCGTTCCATTTTGTTTTTTTTATTGGTTTTCGTACCTTTCGACGTTAAAAAGATTGCATTTTCATATCCATTATGTTCCTTTAAGTTAAAACTATCCGGAATAACTTCAATGTTAAACTCATTGTAATTTCTTACAA